CTTTGCAAAGGTAGCCGCAACACCGTGACTTTTGGTGGCATACGATAAATATCTGTAACTTGAAAAGGAAACCATAACATGGCTCTAGTATCCCCAGGCGTAGAAGTATCAGTAATTGATGAAAGTCAATATCTTCCAGCTGCCACCAACTCAGTACCGTATTTTCTTATAGCCACAGCACAGAACAAGGCGTCTGGCAGTGGTGTTGGTGTAGCAGCAGGCACACTCGAAGTCAATGCCAACCGTGTTTATCAAATTACCAGTCAGAGAGATCTTGCAGCTACATTTGGTAATCCGTTTTTCTATAAAACTACCATTGGTACTCCTATCAATGGATATGAACTAAATGAATATGGATTGTTGGCAGCGTACAGCGCATTGGGTGTTACCAATCGTGCGTTTGTTCAACGTGTGAATATTGACCTCACTCAGCTCACAGCCACATTGGTGCGGCCCACAGGTGAACCCGACAATGGTTCTTACTGGTTGAATACAGCAACCAGTCAATGGGGTATTTTTGAGTGGAATCAAGTCACAGGAGCATTCTCCAACCAGATTCCTTCAGTTATCACTGACACTAGTGAATTGGTTAATGGTGTGCCGTTGCAAGATTATGGCACCATCAATGGTTATGCTATTGTTGCTACCAATGTTCAAAATCCACTGTACTATAAAAATGGTGCAGTGGCCTCTGTTGGCAATGGTAACTCTGTTACATTGACCAACTTGTATAACAATTGGGTGCTAGTAGGCAGCGACGAATGGAAATTGAGCCATCCTACAATTCAAGGTGCCAATGCTGTGACAACAGCACTCACATCCGGCAATACTATTGTGATCAACGGTACAAGCGTGGCAGTGCCTGGAACTACTATACAAGGACTCAGCGGAGCTATCAATACTGCTGCAATTACCGGTGTATACTCAGCTGTGCTCAGCAACAAACTTTGCTTGTTTGCCGATAGTACAGCCACAGCTGACGGATCAACTGGTGACGATGGTCTTATTGTTATAGATTCAACTGGATCAACACCGGCATTGTTGACTACCCTGGGTATTACAGCAAATAAAGAATACTATGCTCCGGCACTGCAACAAAGTCCCAACTACACATTTCCACGTTGGTTGTCTACAGATGACACACCACGTCCTACAGGTAGTGTGTGGAACAAGATTACTCCGCAAAATCTGGGCACAAATATAGTAGTGCAAAAATACAGCACAGCATTGGGTAGCTGGGTAACACAAGCTGCTCCGGTGTACGAAAATGACTGGTATGCCAATGCTGCATTGGATGCCACTGGCGGTGGAAAAAATATTGCTGCTGGCACAACCTATACACAATACAACGTGAATCCTGCTGTTAGTACCGTTGGTGCGTATCCATACAACAACACCTACACATTGCAGGTGTTTGAACGAGCCAGTCAAGGTGCTACAATTGTTACAGGTAGTGTGGCTGTTCCTACGTTCGTGAGCGGTAATACATTTACTGTGACCACAAGCATTCCAAACTCTAACAATTTGACTTCTACTGTGACAGTGACCATTACGGGTACTGATGCAGCAGCATTTAATACTGCTGTGAGTTCAGCAGGTTTTTCAAATGTTGTGGCGTCGGTTAGTTCGGCTGGTGCAATTGTACTGACACAAACTCAGGGTGGTGTTATTCTGTTGCAAAACGTTACAGGAACTCCATTGGCAGCAGCTGGATTTACCACCAGCACCACTGGTTGCCGCAACATTGTTAATGATGATCAAACTGCTTATTTACAACTCAGCAACTGGGTTCCACTAAGCTACACAGCCAGTGCTGTGGCGCCAGACCAGGATCCTGCCAACGGGACCTACTGGTACTTTACCAGTCCTAGTCAAGTTGACATCATGATCAATGATGGATCTCAATGGGTGGGATATCAAAACGATACCAACGACACACGTGGTTTCAATCTAAGCAATACCAATCCAACTGGTCCTATTATTTCGGCCACAGCACCTACCACTCAAACAGATGGCACTGTGTTGGTATACGGAGACTTATGGGTAGATACCAGCAATCTTGAACTATATCCATTGTTGAATCGTTGGCAAGCAGTGGATGGTGTAAATCAATGGGTGACTCTGGACAACACTGATCAACAAACCTCAAATGGTATTTTGTTTGAAGACGCTCGTTGGAGCACAACAGGAACAGTAAATCCTATCACCGACAATCTGCCTTCAATCACCAGCTTGTTGACCAGCAACTACTTGGATGTAGATGCACCTGATCCTGCACTGTATCCCGATGGTATGCTGCTGTGGAACACACGCCGATCTGGCTACAATGTCAAACTTTTCCAAGTTGACTATTTTAATGCCAGCAGCTTCAGCTATGACTCATGGTCTAGTTCTACAACCTATGCAGTAGGCGATCAAGTATTGTATAACGCTGTGTTGTATGTGGCCATTCAAGCCGGCACTAATCAGAATCCAGAGACACAAACTTCATTCTGGGATGTGTTGGAAACCAATTCATGGGTAACTGCATCTGGCAACAGAGCTGACGGTTCACCGTATATGGGACGTTTTGCTCAACGTTCATTGATTGTGGCTGCATTGAAATCAGGTATTGATACCAGTATCACAGCACGTGAAGAACAAGCACAATTCAATTTGGTGGCGTGTACTGCATACCCTGAATTGATTCCTAACATGGTAGCACTCAGCAATGAGCGCAACAATACCTTATTTGTAGTGGGTGATACGCCAATGCGATTGGAACCAACTGGAACTGATATTGCTGCCTGGGCCACAAACAACAGTGGTAATGGAATATTTGCAGAAGATGGATTAACAACCAGTACTCCATATGCCGCAGTGTTCTATCCAAGTTGCCAAACTACTGATCTTGGTGGCAGTGCTGTGGTTACTGCGGCTAGTCACATGATGGTACGTACTATTATCCGCAGTGATTCGGTCAGCTATCCATGGTTGGCACCAGCTGGAACACGTCGTGGTGTGATTGACAATGCTGCTAGAATTGGTTATATCAATAGTATCACTGGTGAGTTTGTTACAATTGGTAATAATCAAGGTCTGCGTGACGTTGAGTACCTGAACAAAATCAACCCAATCACATTCTTACCAGGTGTGGGTATTACCAACTTTGGTAACAAGACCATTTACGGTGTTACCAGTGCATTGGATCGTATCAATGTAGCACGACTGATTGCGTTCATGCGTGGTCGTTTAGACGAAATTGGTAAACAATTCTTGTTTGAACCCAACGATCAAATCACTCGTAATGAAATTGCCAATGCAATAAATGGATTGTGTATTGATCTTGTGGCCAAGCGTGGTATCTATGACTTCTTGGTAATTTGTGATGATTCCAACAACACACCTGCTAGAATTGATGCCAACGAGTTGTGGGTAGACATTGCTATCGAACCTGTAAAGGCTGTGGAATTTATCTATATTCCATTGCGTATCAAGGCAACTGGTGCCATTGCTGACTCACAGAGTACAACACAAGCTTCTATCTAACAATATTAATAGGGTTAGAAATAACCCTATTTTTTTGTCCAGGTCCATTTAGAACTACCACTGTCCCATATTCTTAGGTAACCTTGAATTCTTCGATTTTCAGCTTCAGTAAGTGATTGGTCATCGTTTTTATTTTTTCGCAATGAAAATCGATGTAATCGTTTAATAATATTTGCTTGTAAATACCAATAATTTGGGACACCGTTGCTAATTTTTTCAAAACCCAGTTGTTTATATAATTCACCTGTGGACCATCGGTTGTCTGCGTAAGACACCACGGTTGCTGGTGATGTGTGTTTGAGAAAATATTTAAAAAGTTTACTAGCTCCGCCTATAATAGTAGTGTCCAATAGTGATGCAAATCTATTAATTTCCCATACTCCCACAAGTTTACGTGACAAATTATTGTTAGTAAAGGTCATCAAGGATACCAAGGTGTTATTATGATACAACCCAAATCTAAGATTGCTCCGGCCTTTGCCCATTAAATGATTTTGCTCACAAAATATTGATGCTTCTTTACTTGATACTTCTCTTACCTGGCATTTCCTAGCATAAATGTATGTTGAGGTTTTGCCCAATATATTTGTTAATCTGCTTTTTACAATGTCAGATTTGTGTTCCCATTCATCCTCGAACACTTGAATTATGCGTATTCCTTTTGCAGCAAACATCTTTTGCTTTTGAAAATCAGTAGTTGGGGATTGATTATTAGCCAGCAAGGTTGATTCAGAATGCCAATATAATCCATTGAATTCAATTCCAAGATTTAATTCTGGTATAAAAATATCAATTTCTTTGCTGTGATATTTTTCTCGATATCCGGCTATGGCAGATGGCCATATGGTTTGTACAAAATTAAATAATTCAATTTCGCCTTTACTTTGTTTTATAGTCCGCGGATAACACCCGGGACACATTGATCTTTTAAATTTTGCAGGCGTAAAATATTGTTTAGTAAATGAAAAAATAGTGTTACATACATTACATGATAAATCTAATTTATGGTCACACACATTGTTGATTAGTGTTAGATCAAGTTCATGCAACTTAGTGATAATATTATTATCAGGATCTATGGTTTTTTGCTGAACTCGGGCACTTGCTGACTCTTATATTTTGGTTCGAGTAGCGTCTGAATGATTTTTCCCACGCATGGTACTGCCAAAATCGTATCCTTTTTTAATTTTTGTCTCTACTGCTTTTGCTGCCCGTAACTGCATTTTTTCTGGGTTTGCCGCGGCATAATTAATTGACCGGTTACTCAGAACCTGTTTTTGTTCAGCTGTTTTTGCCGTACCTCGTGTGAACTCACCGGATTTATATCGTTCTTCTCGTTTGTTGATACGTTCTTTATGATTGGCTAATTCAATTGGGTCGGTTATTTTTATTCCTTTGTTATGTGGCACCCTGGAAATGAATTTATCTAATGTTTCCTGACTATATAGTGATCCAAACTTTTCTTTGTACATAGAGGTTGAAATATCATGCTGTGCGAGGTGTTGCCATGGGATAATTTTTTTAAATTCTGTTTTACAAAGTTGGCATATAATTGGCATTGCAATAGTTCCTGTTTAATGTATTTACGCAAATATTTATTCAATTGTGTAAGTATCAAATTGAATTGTCAATGATCCCATATAGCTATCTATCTAACTGTACTGCTAGACTACCAAATGGTGACCCTATTTCTTTTGGCCTCAACAGAGGTAAATAACTGCATAGGAGATTACAAATATGGCCGTTGCATCATTAACAAGAATGACAGTGCCCTTGGCAAGCGATCAAAGCGCGAGCAACCAAGGCTTGCTCATGCCCAAACTCAGCTATCGCTTCCGAGTGATATTTGAAAACTTTGGAATAAGCACACCCCGAACAGAACTTACCAAACAAGTCATGGACTTCAAGCGTCCTAATTTGACTTTTGATCCCATCGTTATCCCAATTTACAACAGTGAGCTAAAGCTGGCTGGCAAATACAAATGGGCCGATGTCACATGTAACCTGCGTGACGATGCGTCAGGTGCTGTGAGCCGCTTGGTTGGTGAACAATTACAGAAACAAATGGACTTCTTGGAAATGGCCAGTGCTGCAAGTGGTATTGACTACAAGTTTACCACTCGTTACGAAGTGTTGGATGGCGGTAACGGTGCTGCCACACCAATTGTGCTAGAAACATGGGAACTGTATGGTTGCTATCTTTCAGGTGCGGATTACGGAACCAGTAGTTATGGTGAAAGCAAGCCCATGCAGATTGGTATGACTATTGTGTACGACAATGCCAACCAAGTGCCTAATGGAACTGGTATAGGCAGCACTATTGCTAGAACTGTCAACGACGTAGTCACAGGATAATACCATATGGCCTGGGGAGAAGATTTCCTCAAAGGCTTTTTTGGTGGGCAAGGTCTTAAAGATTATGCTCACGCTTCAAAGACCTTTCGTAGTAATGGATACGAGTATGCACCGCGGAACAAATTCCTGTTCCATTGCTACTTCAATATCAACACGTCAATGATACCTGGCCTGGCTGCGATATACAACAGCACAGAAAAATCCACCATTGGACTCATGGTCAAGACTATTGGTTTACCCAAGTTCAAGATAGAAACTGAAACACTAAATCAATACAATCGCAAACGGGTTATTCAAAAGAAGATTAACTATGAGCCGGTAACCGCTACGTTTCACGACGACGGCGGCGATTTAATACGCAGCATGTGGTATAACTATTACAGTTATTACTACAAAGACCCTAACCAAGCATATGGGCCACCGGCACAGAATGGCTCAATTGGGTCTATACAGACCCAGCCTGGGTTTAGCTACAATGATAGAGATATCTATGCCAATGATCGAGTGGTCAACGACTGGGGATATGTTGGTGAAAGCTACACCCAAGGCAATGCTGGTAGCGGTGGAGTAGGATCGGGCGGAGATCAAACTTCCGGCAAGCCGCCATTCTTTAGAGACATAACCATTTACGGTATGAACCAACACAAATGGGCCAGCTATACATTGATCAATCCATTGATCAGCAGCTGGGATCATGATACCTATAACTACAGTGAAGGTGGTGGTATCATGCAAAACTCCATGACCATTGCATACGAAACTGTGAAATATTTCACAGGTGCAATCGGCAGAGTTAGACCTGATACCAACGTATTTGGATTTGCTGACCCTGCATACTATGATAATGTTCGTAGCAGTTTGGCTAGACCAGGTAGTACACAAACTGTTTTAGGGCAAGGCGGATTGTTAGATGCTGGTATTGGTATCGTAGAGGATTTGCAGAGTGGCGGTGTTGCAGGTATCATTGGTGCTGTGCAAAAAGCAGGTACTGTCTACAACACTTTTAAAGATGCTCCTATACGATCAGTTGTAAATGAAGAAGCCAACGCTGCACTCAACAGTGTATTGAGAAGCAGTATTCCCGCCGCAGTAAGACAAGCTCAAAATAGTCCAGGCGGGTTTATTTTTCCAAGACCACCAGGCCCTAGATTAAATCCTGGGTTAGATCCCACAGGTGAGATCAATAGGACTAGGACTAGATAATGGGCGGAACAGTAAATGCACTCAACACCAATGTAGATCTCACAGTTAGGATTTACGATAGATTCTATACTTACGAGACTTATGTAAGTGCAGAAGAATATGATGTGGTATTCAGCTATATGAAATCTGTGTTTACCACAGATCTTGCTGCTGGTAACTTCACTGTGAGTTTGTTTAGAATAGCTGATCAAACACGTACATCAGTACTGACTCTATTGGCAAACATACAGGGTCAAGATTCAATTCAACTCACACAAACACTATGCTATTATCTCAACAACTTGAGAAGTGGCAGCACATTGTTGGGCATTGGTGCCAGTGTAACTCCCAACTATTATACCGCCAGGAATGTGTTAGCATGAGCCGATGGGCCAATGGCTTGTATGTGATCACTAACCCAGAAAAGTATGTGGGTAAAAATCAACCCAGATACCGATCGGGCTGGGAGCATTCTTTTATGAAATTTTGCGACAACAACAAAGCGGTATTGCAATGGGCATCAGAAAGCATAGCTATACCTTACAAGAATCCCATAACTGGCAAAAATTCTATGTATATTCCAGACTTCTTTATCACATATCAAACACGTGGTAATCAACAACGTGCAGAAATGATTGAGATCAAACCCAAGAATCAAAGTGTGATTGAAAGCAAAATGAACAGCAGAGATCGTGCTGTGGTAGCGGTGAACTATGCCAAATGGGCGGCCGCGCAGGCCTGGTGCAAACGAGCAGGCATACACTTCCGCGTAATTACAGAATCTGACATGTTTGCCAACGGCAAGGGATGAAGAGTTTACCGGGATTACAGATCCGGTAAATATGGTATGAAGAAATTAGAAGAATTATTCGACTTACCGAGATCCGACGAATTAGAATCTGCAGAACACTCACTGAATATAGATGAAACCAAAATAGCATTAGCAGAAATTGACGACGTTATTGATAAAATAGATTCTGCATTGCCAATGGTTAGAGATTTACAAGCGTCTGACGTAGAGATGGACGACTTGGCAAAAAAAGCAACTGAATCGTTTGACGAGTTGATGTCACTAGGGATGAATGTGGATTCACGATTTGCTGCTGAAATCTTCAGTGTGGCAGGCGCTATGTTAGGGCATGCACTCACAGCCAAGCAGGCCAAGTTGAATAAGAAGTTAAAAATGATTGATCTACAGTTAAAAAAAGCCAATCTAGATATGAAACAAGCTGATGGTGGTGAAGCAGCACCGCAGCCGGGCCAGGGACATGTGTTAACCCGCAATGAATTATTGGATAGATTGTTAGGCGATAGAAAGACAAATGCCAAAAAAGGCTAAATATCACATAGGACACTGATATGAAAAAATTCCACCAATATCTCGCTGAATCAGAAAGAACATATGACTACAGGATCAAAATCCTGGGTGATGTGCCACCTACTTTTATCAAAGATCTCGAACAAAAACTCCAACAGTTTGACATAGTAAAAATGTCAGGTAAGAAAACTACCCCTGTGCAAAAATTGCTTAAGGATTTTCCTGACGCAGAAAATGACATGGTAACATCTGTTGATGTAAGTTTTCGTTATCCAGCTATTGAGCCACAAGTGCAGCAACTGGCTCAGCTGCTGGGGTTCAGTCCCAACAGAATACGTTTGTTAACACAATCATATTCAGACAGCATGGACAAAGAGATCACTGACATCCGAGCACAGAACAAGGATCTGATCGCTGATACTGATTATCCTGCACCTGATGCGGAACAGCAAGCATTGAAGAAAGATTACTCTGGTAATCCTTATCAGCATTCGGTATTGCAAAATGCATATCGTTCTGATTTCACAGTAGCCGGCGGCAAAACACCTCCAGCAAAAACCACAAACGACATCAAGCAGGACACCAAGAGTCCAATGACTGATATCAGACGCATGCCCCGGCCTGCCACTTTCGCAACACCAAGAGGATAAACCATGAGCGATTATTTTTTCTATGATTTAAACAAAAAGATGGCCGACTTGGCTAGCAAACAGCAACTGACCGAGGATGCAGCCGCTGCTCCGGCTAAGCCTGTCAAAAGTCAACTCAATGAGCGTGACTTAGGCAAGCATAACAATGCTACCACTGGTTTTGCTGCATTGGCCAAGAAAACTGGCGGCGGCGAAAAAGGTGCTCGAATTGCTGGCGCACAGCTGGCAAAGATGCGAGCCAAAGGTCAAGTGAAAGAAAGCATGTGTTCTAAATGTGATTGCGATCCATGCAAATGCCACAGCATGGATGAAAGTGCATTACAAGCCGCTTTTGGTAAAAAGAAGTATGGTGAAAAAGGTATGCAGGCGTTGCAACAAGCAGGTCGTGAGCATGCTGGTAAAGAAAAAATGGTAAAGATTCGGCAACAGTATGACCAGTATGATGAAAGCGTGACTGACGAAGGCAACGCCTTTAGCAAAGCAGTAGTTGACGCCAAGCGAGATGGTATTCAACCAGGTGAAAAAATTCGAGTTGGTGGCAAACAATATTCATTGCGAGAGCAAGGTGTGGCGGAAGGTATGGCTCCGATGAGTCCAGATGGTGCTACTGCACCTCCTGCAAAAGGTGCAGATGGGCAATATCCCGTTGTGACCTCAGGACCAAATAAAGGCAAACGTTGGAGTCCTAACACTCCTGGCCCAACTAATCCTGCAATGAAAGAAGCAGCCAAGTATCGTGCTTCTAAATACAAAGATAAACTGTATACACAGAAACCAGGTGACAGTGATAGCTACGATAGCGTCAGTTATGGATACGACATCCCTGAGCGCCCAAAAAATGATCCAGGACAAAAACGCAAAATGGGCGGAGTTGGCGACGAGTATTCCAGAACAGATCCATTAGAAAAAGGATTTGGTCGTGGCAGCGCCTCAACCAGTATCAACACACAAGGCAAGAGAAAAGGTTTACCATCGAGAGATCAAGTTACCGGACTGAAACAAAGTATCCGAGATGTTCTTGGTAAGCATACAGAGCCAAACTTGCCCGAAGGTGGTGTGCCGATGACCCCCAAGCAAAAGAGATTTGCTAAACTAGCACCTCCTGTGGACAAGATCACTTTTGCTGACAAGATTGTTGGCGCCAAGAAAGAAGTTGACGAAATGCTGGGCGATGTAGCAGCCAATGCCATGAAAAAAGCCGTGCGTGGCCGTAATCGTGACATGGAAGAAAGTTCGCTGTACGACACACCCACACGCCGCAAAAGCAGTAGCGGTGGTGAAATTGATACTGCCGAGCCAGGGGTCACACGCCATCGTGCAGTGAAAGGCAACTACAGCGGTGCTGGTCATGATGTTGGCTCCGATGATGATACACCAAGAAGTGGACAAGCAGGCCGCCGTAAAGTTGGTGCCGGAATGGGCACAAAGATTGGTGCCAAGATCAACACTGGCAAATCCAAATTAATGACCCGTGAAGGCAATATGGACCCCGGTGAGTACGACCAAGAAGGCGAAATGGCCAAAGACACTATCAAAACTGTGGTACGTCATGCACAGGCATTGGAAAAGATCCTAGGAGACAACGACAACTTGCCTGAATGGGTACAATCCAAGATGGCCAAGATTGAAGGCATGATGACTGCTGTGGATGACTACATGCAGAATCAACAAGACGACCAAATGAAGATGGACGAAGAATCCACTAACAAACGTGACAATCGTGCTGAACGTGCTGGACGTCGAGTAGCCAAAGATATTGAATACGACGAAAAGAAAAAAGACGGTATTCGTGGTCAACGTCGAGGCAGCGAAGATATCAAAGCTGAACGTGCCGGTAAGAAAGTTGCCAAAGACATTGAGTACGACGAGAAAGTAAAAGAAGGTTCTGGACCAAAAGAAAAAGCACATAGCAAGTATGTTGATAGAAATAGTCCAGAATCAAAAGCAAAGCTACAAGCTGCTAGAGATAACATGGCTAAAAATACAGCAGCAGAGCCAGGTAAAAAATTAGCAAACAAGATAGATAATAAAAAGAAAAAAGAAGTTGATGAAACCACTACATCTGGTTCTGTAGCAACTGGCGGGTCTGCACCCAAGTCTGGCGGCAGTGTAAGTTACGGAAAAGGTATCTACGACAGTTTCAATCGTGAAGTTGAAAAAATGATTTCTGAATCCATGAGCATAAACATGAGCATGAACAACGACAGTCACGGTGGTCCTTCACAAACTCTTACAGTTACTGCCACAGACGAAGATGCAATGCAGTTGGCCATGCTGTTGAAATCAGCCGGTATTGGCTCTCAAGACCACGGTGATGATATGCATAGCATGACTGACAATGATTCTGAAATGGATGCTATCTATTCTATGGATCATGACCACGGCGACGAGACATGCCCGTCGTGCGGATCTAGCCCATGTGGTTGCGACAATGGAATGATGGAGGAAGCCTACGGCGATACAGATGCCACAGAAAACCAGCCCGACTATCCCACAGACGAAGTAGGCACAGACAATGAAGGAATGTACAGCGGCGGATTTAATGGTCCCAAGTCAACTGGCCAGACTACTGTTCCTGTGAATGCTGGACAGAAGGATCGTATGGGATATGAAGGTGACAATGAGCTGCGCCGCATGATGGAAATTGCTGGATTTGTTAGATAATATGAGCACACAATTTCAGACCTACGCAGAAACCATGAGTAGACTGGCGGAAAGACATCCGCCAGCACCTACACCTTCAGAGGTGCGCAATCAACCTGTGATGATTCCTGGTGTGCTGAGCCAGACTACAAATCTGTTCCGCCCTGTGAATGTGGCAGATCTAAATAAGGATAACAAATAATGGCTATTCAAGTTGTGAACGCTGTAAGCAATGTGGCCTGGTCCACAGACAAAGTAGAAATTGCTACCACTACTGCAAATGTAACTTTTCAAGTTTCAGTAGTTCAGTTGACCTATGTACAGGCCAATGGTGTGCCAGCAAATGCCACAATGACCACACCTATAGGAAACTTGTATGCCAACGCCATTGTGGTTCCGGGTAATACCGTACAACAATACTATGTCGGCGCAGGCAACTACTTAAACATTGTGACTGGAACAGGATTCAGCGCCACAGCACTGGGCACAGCCTCATCTGCTACAGCAGGCTCAAACGGTATCTAACATGCGAGCCAGTGAGTTTATCACCGAAGGTGAACAAGTAGGTACACTCACCAAAAGAGAAAAATTTGCCACAGTGGGTCTTCATAAATTTGCTGATTACCCAGCTGATAGAGTGTATGAATTAAATCGTGTGATGATGGCCGCAGCCAGTACGGATGGAACTTTTGTTCCTGATGTTGATGGTGAATCCTGGGCAGGGCGTTGGGACATTGCAGCGCCCTATACCAAACAAGAAGCCAACAAGTTAAAAATGGCCTACAAGGCCATAGGATCTAAATTCACAGATCTCAACAGCGGTGATCTCCGCAGTCAAGAAATACCCAGCACCAGTACAGTGAGTCCTGTTAAAGCCTTCCGAGGATATCCAAGGTAATACTTAATGAAACAACTACTCCTGTTCTTGCTGATCGTACCTGTGCTGGTGCTGGCACAACCCCGACAACGTCCAGGGGTGACATATGATGCTGTGATCACTAGAGTTATAGACGGCGACACTGTGGCTTTTCAAGCAGACTTTTTGCCAGCACCACTAAAGAAAGAACTCAGCATTAGAGTGTTTGGAGTTGATACTCCTGAAAAAGGATTCCGCGCTCGATGCCCCAGTGAAGCACAGCTTGGGGAAGCTGCGTCAGCATTTACAAAACAAGCCGTTGCTGCCAGCACTAAACGTCAGGTTGTGATCATGGACTGGGACAAGTATGGTGGGCGTGTATTAGGTGATGTCATACTCAACGGACAAAGTCTACGTCAACAGTTAATTGCCAACGGTCTTGCCCGTGAATACTACGGTGAAGCAAAGCAAAGCTGGTGTAATTAGACTGAATAAGGCCGATCTGAATAAATTCGGCATAACTAACTGACTATGGCTAAACCAATTGAAGGGGTGCTGATCAAAGCACCACATCGTCGTCAGAAATTCACCGAACAAGAACTAGACGAATTCCTTAAATGTGCCGACCCTGATACCGGTCCGCACTACTTCATGGACAACTTCTTTTACATCCAGCATCCTACACAGGGCAAGATGCTGTATCATCCTTTTGATTATCAGAAGAAACTGATTGATACATATCATCACAATCGATATTCGATTGCAATGATGCCCAGGCAGGTAGGAAAATCAACCAGTGCTGCTGGTTACATCCTATGGTATGCTATGTTCGTGCCAGACAGTACAATCTTGATAGCAGCACACAAATACACTGGTGCTCAAGAGATTATGCAGCGTATCCGCTTTGCTTACGAACTATGCCCGGATCACATTAGAGCAGGTGCCACAAACTACAACAAAGGTTCGATAGACTTTGAAAACGGTAGCCGAATAGTTTCAGCCACCACAACTGAAACAACTGGTCGTGGTATGAGTATTACCTTGCTATACTTAGATGAATTTGCGTATGTGCGACCTACTATAGCAACAGAGTTTTGGACAGCCATGGCACCCACACTGGCCACTGGAGGTAAAGCCATTATCACATCGACCCCCAACTCGGACGAAGATCAGTTTGCATACTTGTGGAAAGGTGCTAACAAGTGTGAAGATGAATACGGCAATCCTACTGAACTGGGCATGAACGGTTTCAAAGCCTATCGCAGCTACTGGGAAGAACATCCGGATCGTGATAAAGCCTGGGGGGATTCAATGCGAGCACAGTTGGGCGATGATCGATTCCGTCGTGAGATAAATTGTGAATTCATTGTAAATGATGAGACTTTAATAGCACCTGCCAAATTGTTAGATCTCACTGGGCGCGACCCTACACACAAGACTGGGCAGGTGCGTTGGTATGAACCCATACGCAAAGATCAAGTGTACGTTGTGGCATTGGATCCCAGTTTGGGCACAGGTGGAGATCCTGCTGCTATACAAATATTTGAAGCCAACACCACACGTCAAGTTGGTGAATGGCGGCATAACAAAACACCTATACCTGAACAGATACGCATCTTAAAAGATATCATCAAACACATATACGATACTGTAGGAGATGAAAAAAGCATTTACTATTCAGTGGAAAACAATACCATTGGTGAAGCAGCATTGATTTCTATTGCTGAATGGGGTGAAGAAAATATCAAAGGATACTTTCTTAGTGACACTGCGTCTGCTGGACCGCGCAGG